AATTACTTTGGTGTTTCACCTCAACTACTGTACAGTCATAAGAAAGGTAATTCTTACGGGCTTGGATATGATGTAATAAACAAGAATTTTAATGTGTCATTTTACAAAAAATTGTCTTTTAATAAATAATTTGTATATTTGTTGAAAAACAAAACTATGCCACAAGGAAGAGAATTAAAGTTAACACCCAGTCAAACTCAAAGACTAATAGATTTATACGCAAGTTCAAAACCTAGAAAAGAAGTTCAAGAAATACTAGCAGATGAATTTGGCTGCAAGGTGAGAAAGATAAGAGACTTTGCTAAAAAACTAAACATCAACATACTTAGTTCAAACGTTCCAGATGATAAAATAATGGTTTACGATATTGAGACTAGCAGAATAACAGCTAATCTTTGGTGGACTGGCAAGCAATATGTAGACTACAAAAAAGTAACATCTGAGCCTAAAATAATTTCTATTAGCTGGAAGTGGCTAGGGGAAAATAAAGTTCATGCTTTAACATGGGATAGCGAACACTGCGACAAAAAGATGTTAGAAAAGTTCCTACCAGAGTATAACAAGTCCCTAATGGTTATCGGTCAAAATAATAATTCATTTGATAATAAATGGATTGCAACCAGAGCAGCAAAACACAAACTACATGTAAATCAATACGTAAAGAGTTTTGACATATATAGGATGGCTAAAAGTAAGTTTAGGCTTATTAGTTATTCTATGGATTACATGGCTATGTTTTTTGGATTGACCCCAAAGCAGTCGCACGAAGGTATTAAGATGTGGGAGATGGTCGAAAATGGGACTAAAAAAGAGCAAAAAGAATACCTAAAAAAGATGGTAGACTATAATAAGGGGGATATTGTTACAACTGAAGAGCTTTATTTAACCTTGCAACCGTATTTTAAGAACGTTACAAACGTAGGTACTAAGAAAGGCTTACCCAAGTGGGCTTGTCCAATAACGGGGTCTTTAAACGTCAAACTACAAAATACAATATTTACCGCCATGGGAACTATACAAAGGGTTCTTTACTGTGAAGATAGCGGACACCAGTACAAGGTGAGTAATAAGACCTACCAAGATTATTTACAAAGAGCAATGACTAAGCATTATGAGTAGAGAAGAGAAATATAAGAAAGGTGAAACACCAACAACAAAGCGTGTAGTTGATTTTGCAATGAAAGAGGTAATGAAAGAGGTTCGCCTACCAAAAGTGGTTAGAGATTGTAAGATTGAAGTTTGGCGCAACATACCCAACTTTAATGGTTATCAAGCAAGTAATTTAGGTGAAATCAGAAGTGTTGATAGAGTTATTGAGAATAAAGCTAACAAGAGTGGTTTAGCTAGAGTTAAGGGTAAAGTTTTAAAGCAAGCGACAAATGTTAGCAGTGGATATAAATTTGTTAATTTGTCTGGAAAGGTTATAACTATACACCAGTTAATTGCTATAACCTTTTTGGGTCATAAGCCTAACGGCTATAAATTAGTTGTAGACCATATTGATAATGATAGAACCAATAATGTTGTTAAAAACCTAAGAGTTGTTACCGCTAGAGAAAACTGTAGCAAGAGAACGGTCGCTGGCTCATCTAAGTATGTTGGCGTGCATTGGTGTAGATTTAGAGGTGTGTGGCGGTCATCGATAAGAATTAACGGAAAAAAGGTTGAGCTTGGAGCTTTCGATTGTGAATTAGAAGCTTCAAAAGCCTATCAAGATAAACTAAAAACAATTATTAATGAGTGCTAAAGATAATATTGAAAATTACAAGAATGGAGTTAGCCCTACTTATTATACTGGTAAGTATAAAGGTATTAAAGCCATAGACGTGATACACGACTTTGAGTTAACACATTGCAAAGCTAGTGCTTTGGAATATATTTTAAGGAGCGGCAAGAAGGATGATGAAGTTCAAGATTTAAGAAAAGCTATTAATCATTTACAAATGCAAGTAGATTTTATCAATGCTAAAAAAGAAGATTAAAGGAATATTTTTAACCCTATCTGGTGAGCAAGTAAAAATTAAATATATTTGTACATTGGTTAACGAGTCAGAAAAGAAAGTTTTGCGTATCATTGCACAACTAGAAAAAGAAAAATTTATAATATGACATTTTATTGTTATGTACCATATAGCCAAGTAGACCTTACTGTAATAGAGGCAAACGGTGGCGAGATAGAAGAGTTTTATTATTCGCTAGAAGAACTTACCGAAACGCTTGGAGACGTGCCATACACCAGAATGGAAATAGAGATAGATGCTATTGATGGCATTGGTGACATACCCTTTCCAATAGATGAGCTAAAGGAGAATTAGTTTTTGTGTTACTCTTTTCAGAGTTTTTTGTTTTTACACCTCGCTGAATTATTGGCGGGGTGTTTTTTTATTGTTGATTATCAGGCACTTAAGTATTTTTATTAAAAAAAAGTTGTAATATATTTTGTATATACAATTATTGTGTATACATTTACACCATAATTAAAAACAAAAACAATGATAGTAGATTTAAACAAAGAAGAAGTATTTAACGATTACTCTGGCGAATTAGATGAAATAATAGCAAACGATAACACTATTAGTGGAGCTGACTTTTTTTTAGGTGTAAGTTTTAATGGCTTAGACTTAGATGTCAGTATAGATTATTCAATTGATTATGAGCTTAACATAGAAGAAGAAAGATGTAGCACGTTTTTCTGTGAGATTTTAAATAAAGACGTTTATGTGTTATTCAATGAAGCTTATTTAGATGGTGAAGAGTTTGCTTTAGAGTCGGAAACGATTAAAGATATAGAAGAAGCTATAAAAGAAGAAATAAAAACTAACTAACATGAAAAACAAAGAACTAGGATTAAAAGACCTTGGCAAAATCAAGGCACACTGGAGACAGTTTAACGTAGAATTATATTATAAATATTTAAAAACTAAACAAAATGGAAAAATTAAAAACAGTAGACATTAAAGGTAAAGCTTACGTTCTTGTTAACGACCGATTAAAATACTTTAGAGAGCATTTTAAAGGGTATTCTTTAACTAGTGAGATAGCTCATATAAACGATAATGGAGTTATAATAAGAGCCAGTATTAAAAACGACAAAGGCGAAGAAGTTTCTAGTGGATACGCCCACGAAAAGCAAGGCAGCACTTTCATAAATAAAACATCATTTATAGAGAACTGTGAGACATCTGCTTGGGGTCGTGCTTTAGGCAACTTTGGGGTAGGTATTGATAGTTCGGTAGCTTCTGCTGATGAAGTAGCAAACGCAATTAAAAATCAATAAATTAACTTAAAATAAAATATTATGAAATTAGGAATTAGAAAAAAGACAATAGACAAGTACGAGAACGCATTAAACGTGCTATACTACAAGGTAAAAGTTGACAATAAGATAAAAATGTCATTATTCATAAAGAATAATGGGTTATCGGCCAACTTTGCTAGAATTATTAAAGATGCTGGTATTATAGGTTATAAGAAAAATAGCCCTTCAAGTGGTGTCGAGTGGCTATCAATTAAGCCGACCAAAGATATGGCTGTTGCAGTTATAAAAGAAGTTAACGCCTTAAGTGTGCCTAGCAAAAAAGCTGTGAAAAAGACTATAAAAACCACTGAGAAAAAGAATGGTAGGGGCGGTAAAAGAGAAGGTGCTGGAAGGCCTAAACTAGCCACCATATCTACTAGGAAAAAGAAAACTACTTCAAAAAGTTTTTTATGGGGTCTTTACTCATTTAGTGAGGTTGTAGAATGACTTGGCAAAGCATAGAAGATTTTGAAGGCTTTAGCGAGCCTTCGGAGTCTTTGTGTTCAGCTTGGCAAATTTCAATAATAGAGAGCTTATTACCTTTAGCAGCTTTAGACCAAAACGAAAAAGATGTTTTAGGCCATAACATTGAAAGCTACACTGAACAAGAAGCTAAAGAAATAATAAACTACTTAAAGGATAATAAAGTGGAAAACGAACCAAGAAAACAATGGGTAAAATGGATACAAAGAAAATAAGAAATTACAGGCTAGAAGAAACTTACTTTAAAGCATTTAAAACTAAGTGCAAAAAAGAAGGTAAGACTATTAGTGAAACAATAAGAAAATTAATAAAAGAATATTTAGCAAGATGAAAAACATAATAATAGCATTACTATCTATTACGGTTTATATATTAACTATAAATCTAGTGAATAGCCAAGTCGATTTAAGAGCCTCTAACGAACTAAATGAAGACTTGAGTACCATATGCAAGAAAACGCACGAAAAGTGCCTTAAATATATATTAATATCGCTTAAACAGAATGATATTATAGATAGATTTCAGTCGAGCAGAAATGCTAAGCTAAAAAATAAAGAATTAATTAAACTAACAAGCGAATTAGAATGAGTACAATAGGAGCTATAAAAACAGAGAGAAGAAAAGAGCTAGACAATATAGACTTGACCAAACTTGTGACAATGCTAAACTACGAGCAAATAGCAAAGGCTTTTGAAGTT